TCTACTACATGTTAATTTTAATTTATCCACAAGGAGTTAATTTAATTAATGTTGGAAGTTGTCAAATTGTTCCAAATTTAACTATGACTTTTGAAAATACAACAATTTCGTCAATTGAAAGTGAAACTATAATTAATAATTTTGATGGACAATTTGAAACAGATTTTTGTGCATGCTATCAAGGTCAAAGTCATACAATAGGAACTACATGTAATAATTCAAATTATGTTTCAGCAATTTCATTAAATGATCTAAATAATCAATTAGTAATTATAACTTGTCAAGCATTTTATCCTACAAGTAATACAACTGTAGAATTCGTAACACCGACCACATGTCCTTATTTCGGTGCATATTTAACAGCAGAAATTACATTTATTGGAAATCAACAAGTAATAGATTTTCTAAATAGTAATAATATATCATATTCTATTACTTCTTCTACTTCATGTCAATCAACTTCTAAATTATTGCCATGTGTTTTACCATGTAAATCAGTTTATCAAATTGCAAAATTATTATCTCCTCCAACTAAATATTCTATAATATCTTCAAAACTATGGAATGAAATCGTAGAAGATTTATATTTAGCTTACAGTGTTTATAAATATATTAATTATTTGATACAATTTCCATATCCAGAATATATATATTCCGCAATCAATGAATTCTATAACTTTTACCAAAACTTTCAACCATATCCATTTACTCCACTTTTACATGCAAAAAAAGGAACTCCATTAACAGCTAACGATTTCAATAAATTAATAAATGCTATCATAGAATTAGCAAATGAAAATAACATAAAATTACAAAAAAGACTTTCTTATGTTCAACATGATCAAGTAGTAAAAGCTTCACAATTTGCAGATATAGTTTATAATGTTAATCAATTTCTAACTTTTAATCATAATCAATACTTTTTGCTTAGTTGTACTGGAAATGAATTTAATAATTTATTAAACTCAATTAATACATTTCTAAATGTTTTAATTTCAAGTCCACAAATTGATATTACAATTCCAACTAATGTCTATATTAAAAATTTCCTAATTTATAATAATTTACAATCTATCACTATTTATGGTACAATTGCAAATTTTATAATATACATAAATCAAGGATTTATACAATTACAAGATAACGCATCTATAAATTCTCTCATTATAGGAACAAATAATGGAAATATAGAACTTAATAATAATTCATATATAAATTCAATAAATATACAAGTTCATAATGGCGAATTGGATTTATATAATAATTCATTTGTTAATAAAATTAATATACAAATTGAAAATGGTAGTATTAATTTATATGATTATACAAGTATAAATTTAGTAAATATAGGACTTAATAATGCCGGTATATTTTTATTTAATAATGCATATATAAATACTTTATATATAGAAGATAATGTTGGTAATATATATTTATATGATAATTCAGTAATAGAAAATTTAATTTGTAAACAGAATTCTGGCGGAGTACATATTTCTGGAAATGCAAAAATTATAAATAACCAATGTGCCTAATTTTCATAACTTACAAAATACAAATTCTTTATTATCATCAGTTATAAAAGTTAGAACTGTGCCATATAATTTTCGCATTAAATCAAATCTGTTTTTTGTCCAATCATGAATAGCAATACAATATTGCTTATATTTTTGCAATTGAGAAAAATCTAATTTGGCTTCACATCCTTCACAATCCATCACGAAAATGTCAGTGTCAGGATATTCTTTTCCAATCCATTCTCCATTTACATCAACTTTATCACAAATATTAAATTCTTTGCAAACTTTTTCTTTAAATCTTTTATTTAACTTATCACTTTTTTCATATCCGATAATTCTCTTAGCTCCTTTAAGTAAAAAATATAAAGCTGAACTTCCACAATCATTACCAATTATCGTAATTGTTCTATCTTTAACATCAAGTCTTCCATAAGCTAAATCAAACTCGTGCCAATAACAACATTCCAATTTACAAAAATAATCTTTATAATCCATAATATCACCTAATTAGAAAAATCTGGCATTTTCTTCATAAAGTTCATTACATATTGCATAACATTCATTAACATCATCTGGAAATTCTTTTTTATCACAAATTTCATAACATTCATGAACTGTATTGTTTAAACAAACAAAATCTACACATTCTCTAAATTTTTCTATCCAATAATTCCACATTTTTATCAACTCTATACAACCTCGAATAGAGCATAAACTTGACATTTTCCAGTAGCCCATGCGTAAATATTACTAGGATTATTAACATGAATTTCTATACTATCATTTGGCAAAATTGGGAAATTATTGTATAATTGATTCCCAATATAAACTATATAATTACTCAGATTTTGAAGAATTATTCTTACAGTTTCTATAGACGGGCCTGAATAAAGTGGACTCGGTGTTGTAGAGACATCTAATTGTAAACCTTCTATAGTTGGCGGTGATAAATACAAAGAAAGTTTATTAATTGTATTAGCTAAACCAACTGTAGCTAAATAAACATATGTTAATGTATAAGCTATAGAATCTGCAATAAAATAAATCGCATTTTGTAACGAAAGACCTAATCTTTTAGCTATTGAACTTACTAATTCATAAAATGAAACATAGAAATTCTGTAAATCTTGACTAATTATAGTTCTAGTTTGTTGAACATTTGAAATTAAATAATTTACAACATTATAAATTGTCTCATATAAAGCAATTGTATCTTTAGTTAAAACTGAAGTAGCTGTAGGCACGGCAACTATAATTTTTTCATAAATTTCTTGCGGAAGTTTGACAATTGAATAATAAAGTTGTTCATTTGAATATAAAATTAAATTTATTTGTTGATTTGCAGTAGCTATAAATCCAGCAATATAAATTGGATCTAGTTCTGTTAAAACTGGCTGTCCAGCTATATAAATTTCATCATAGAAAAATCCAGAACTAGCATTTATTGAACCTGGAATTGTTAAGTTTCCATTTTTTAGAATTGAAGTTACAGCATTTCCACCAGTCTCATAAAGCTGAATTAAAAGCAAAGATGCAGTGTTCCACATTCCAGATGTTAAACGCTGAAATGGTGAAGCTAATAAACTTGAGATTGAAGCATATGTAATGCTCATATGTTTATATACTTAAATTGTAGTAAAAATAAACTCATAACTTATATATCATATTATGTATATAGCTTGATCTAATTGTTCTCGTTACGAATTAGCAATATTTTAATTTGTCATGAACTTGAGAAATAATTATGAAAATCTTTACTTTTGTTGGATTTACAAAGCATTTAGAAGAACTGGATTTTGACTATGTTGTAGTAGATAAAACTTTTAATGATTTAACTCCCCAGTTAATCGATAAATATTCAGATAAAATTATCTGGAATGAAACAAATAGTAATATAAGATGGGTCAGAATTGCGAAACAATTATTGAAAATTCTAGATATAGCAAAAGATCAAGATGATGATATATTTGCGATAATTGATAGTGATCTAATTGTTCCAAAAATTAGGAATATTGATCCACAAAATAGAATTTTGACTTTATGTTATTGGCTTTATTATGACTGGGCTAACGAGATTAGACCGTTTTGTTCTGGAACAAATTACATTTTTAATAAAAAACATATTGCAATTTTTGAAATTATATTAAATGTCTATCTTGATAAACAATATTATGAATATTTTCCAATAGATATATTTCTACATGACCATATTTTGCCTATAAATATATTAAAATTAGGAACTATACATTATGTAAAAATTCCAGAAGGCGAAAAAAGAATGGAATTTACTTTGAATGATATAAATCAAGTATTTAAACATATTCCAGAATTTGTATTAATTAGCTGGTGAACATAAAATGTCAAATATAATTTATTACGTTTATCCTCAACATCATGATGTTTCTTTTAAATTTATTGCTTTACAACATATAAAAATGTTAAAAGAAAAATATACAGTTTACGAAATTCCAGCTCTATCATTTTATCAATTTACTCCATTCAGATATCCAATTTCTATAATTCATCCGTTCTTTTATTCAATGTGGCACTGGGGAAAAGTTGAATTCTCATTTTTTGAGCAATATAGAAGCCGAGTTTCAGCAATTATTGGAGTTGAAGTAGCTGACAGTGATAGAATTTCAGAAAAATTCATAGATTATGCTAATAACTATGCGGATAGACTAATTGGAAATTCTGAATGGACATTAAACGCTTTTAAAAATTCTGGATTAAAAATTCCAATTTTTAAAGTTGTTCATAATTTCAATTCTAGATTATTAGCAAAAGATAATGAGTTAAAAGTTGATGAACAAGTTAAATATATTGAAAAAGTTAAAAATGAAAAGAAAATAAAACTAATAATGATTTCGTTATGGCATTCTGATTTTCGTAAAGGAGCTGATTTATTTCATAATATAGCTAGAGAAATACAAAAAGAAAGGAATGATGTTTATTTTCTAGTAAAATCAGGTGGACCGAGAACAGATTTTCAAGATTTGAGAATGTTTAATTTGACTGGAAATACTGATTTTGATAATATAGTTAAAATGTATAGAATTTCAGATTTGTATTTACTAACTTCAAGAGGTGGAAGTTTTGAATTAAATGGTTTAGAAGCTTTTGTTTCCAAAATTCCAGTAATTGCAACTAAAGGTGGTGCATGGGAAGAATATTTTCCGCCTCAATTGAAAGATTTACTAGTTGATTCTTGTAGATTTCCAGAAGTTCTATGGAATAATCCAATTCATATTGGAAATGGTGTAGAAATGTGTATGGATAAAGCTATAGATAAAATATTAGAAGTTTTAGATAAATTGGATGAATATAAAGCAAAAATTGAAGAAAACTATAACTTTTGGTTAGAAAACTTTAGTTATGAAACTGTAAAAAAACAATTATTTAACGCTTTGACTTTTACTTAAAAAATCATAAATTTTTAGTAATGCTTCAATATTTTCTTCTCTCTTTAACTTCTTTATCTCTCTTATTATTTCATCATAAATATTATTAATTTTAATCAATTCCAAAACTTCTTTAATTAACAGAATTGAAAATCTATGAGATTGTTGAACTATAACATAAATTTTTCTTGCTAATTTTTCAGCATCAAATTTATCATATTCAATTGAAATAGAAACATCACTATACTCAGCAGTAACATTATTCTCATAAAGAGTTATAAAAAGTTTATATTTATTTTCTACAATTACTTCAGCTTGATTTTCGTTTATCTTAACTATCACGTTATCTCTTAACTTAAACTCCTTAGCCATCAATATGATAAATATTTTATGACATATTTATTTCTTTAAATTTCGAGTAAATCTTAAATTGGTCATAAAATTGAAACTATGATATGGAATTTAAAAGAGAAAGTTCAGGTGTAATAAAAAGCTTTTCAGCATTAGATATTTTTTCTATAAATCTTTTGTACATGGGCATTTTGAGCGGAATAAGTTATCCATTATTTGTCTCTGAAATGATGAAAAATGTAAACTTATTAATTGCGGTTCTTATAGGCTCTGCTTTTGGAATTCCGTTACTTGTAATGTATTATTTACTGACTAAGAAAATTCCATTAAATGGAGGAGATTATGCATACATTAGATCTTCATTTTCTCCAAAGTTTTATACAATTTTTGGAATTTCGCTCTGGTTAATTTATGTATTTTCAGCTCCAGTATTATCAAACCTTGTATTGTTAAATTTCAATATTCCAATATTTGATAAGTTTTTAATTTCAGAACTATTATTCGCTATTGCTTTACTTAGCGTAGTTAAAAAGTCAGTTTATGCATATTTAGTAGACGGATTAGCAATTTTACAAATAATTGT